TGTGGCAGAGGATGCACCGCAGTTACCTGTGGCAGAGGATGCACCGCAGTTACCTGTGGCAGAGGATGCACCGCAGTTACCTGTGGCAGAGGATGCACCGCAGTAACCTGTGGCAGAGGATGCACCGTAGTCTTCATCACTTTTTGCTTCTTTTTTAACTCTACTCATGGTAAAATCAATTGCTGCCTTTACCAGACCGGAAATATCCAATCTTGCACCAATCTTTATTTTTGTGGATGCAACCTTGGAATCATCTTCACCTCTGTCAAATTCACCGCTCTGCTCCACCTCATGGTAAACAGATTCATTTGGAGAATAATAATTAAGACAATCCAGTGGATGTTCGCAAGCGTGGAATCCACTATGACAAGCATCTGCTGTCTCCTCTTCGTACTCCTTGCCTTCTTCGTACTGGAATCCACGGCAAGTCATGTCCTTGTTAAATCCTTTATAGCTTTTAATAATCTCAGCCATCAGTCCACCTCCGCACATTTCAGACCGTCCTCGGTCACTACCAGTACTCCTGATTCAATCAGCGCATTGATGGTGCTCTCGCTTGCTCTCTCGATATGTATAATCTGCTTTTTCATTCTTTCTTCTCTCCTTTTCTCGTGATTGTAATCTTCGGGTTCTTCATGCCAATCTGGTCGGCATATAACTCTGCCAGAATGCGCATTGCTCTGTCAGCTTGTTCTTCAGTCATTGCAGGCATCCACATCCTCCTCTCGGTCAATTACAAGGCCTTTCATCTTTACTTCTCCTTGATAAATTCAGAAACGGAAACATCAAATACTTTTGCCAGTGCCGTAAGTTTATCCAACTTCAAATCATAATTTCCTTTTCCCCACTGGCTGAGTACTGCGGTAGATATAGCACCATCACTATCCTTTGAAACCTGATAGTCTGTCTTTTTGTGCTTATTCTTGAGTTTCAAATACTGCTTATACGCATAAGAAGTATTCTTTTTCTCAATTTTTTGCATAAAAATATCGTCACTCCTTTCAAATAAGTATTGACGATAACTTAGTTTTCTTATATAATCAAAGTTGCCAAACAAAGAAACATAAGAAACTAAGCTATCTTTTATTTTGTACTAAGTTTTCTTAGTACTTTTACATAGTAGCATAGTTTTCTTAGTATGTCAATAAGAAAACCTAAGTTTTCTTAGCATACAAAGGAGAAATTATGTACTATCAAAATTTTGAAGAGTTATGCAAACAAAGAAACATAAAACCTAACAAAGTTTCCAAAGAAACCGGAGTATCTACTGCTACATTAACCAGTTGGAAGCAGGGGAAATATACTCCTAAGCCAGACAAATTAAAATTGATTGCGGATTTTTTTAATGTAAGCCTTGAATTTCTTATGAGAAATGAGGATGTTCAATGGAATCCTCTTGAGCAGACGATAGATTACACTATTTCTCTATCCGAAGAAGAGCAAGATTTGCTAATGAAATACCGCAAAGCAGATGATACCCAAAAAGAAATGATTAGGCGAATATTAGCCTATTCAGATAAAATGTAAAAAGGAGAAAAACTATTATGGAAGAAACAAAGAAATGTAAATACTGTCAATCAGACATTCCGAAGAAAGCTACGGTTTGTCCAGTATGCAAGAGGAAACAATCAAGTACGCTTAAAGTAGTTTTGATTTGTCTTGCCGTGTTTTTTGCGATTGGAATTGTTGGCTCTTTATCAGATGATTCCTCTGACAGTTCATCGAGTTCTACCACCACACAAAAGCAGAGCACATCTACATCCACGAAAGAAACTACTGTGCAACAAGAAGAAGTAATTGAATATACCGCAATTACAGTGGAACAACTTGACAACGATTTGAAAGACAATGCTTTGAAAGCAACCGATTCTTACAAAGGAAAATATTTAGAAATTACTGGCAGACTTTCAAATATTGATGCAAGTGGAAAGTATATCAATCTATCAAATGACGATGCTTTAGATGTCTATGGGGTGCAGTGTTATGTAAAATCAGATGAGCAAAAACAGAAAGTCATGGACATGAAAAAAGATGAACATTACACTATCCGAGTAAAAATTAAAGATGTCGGAGAAGTTATGGGATATTCCGCTGATATAATTGAATTCGTAGACTAAAGATTAAGCCACTTTTATAGTGGCTTTTTCTATCAGAAAGGAACAGCAATGATTAACTGCGCAATCTACCCACGTAAATCCAAAGCCGTGGACAACTCCGACAGCATGGATGTGCAAATTGATATGTGCCGCCGGTACTTGGATGACAAGTACGGCTCCGGGAATTACACTGCCACGGTTTATGATGGAGACTACGGGATCACCGGACACTCCACCAAAAAGAGAAAAGACTTTCAGCGAATGATGCGGGATGTGTCTGATAGAAAAATCCAACTTGTTGTCATTCAGCGGTATGACCGTATCGCACGTAATACCCGAGATTTCTGCAATTTATATCACGATATGGAAATCAACGGTTGCAACCTTGTCTCAGTCAGTCAGCAGATCGACACCACTACACCCTACGGAAAGAACTTCATGTATATGCAGGCATCAATGGCAGAGTTGGAATGGGCATTAAACTCTGAGAGAAGAAAAGATACCATCCGGTATGCAGCATCCATCGGAAAGTCTATACTACCGGATCACTCTACACCGTTTGGATACCACAACGCTGTCGTGAATGGAGTGCGCAGGTTGGTAAAGGAAGAACAATGGGAAGATGCTGTTGCGGATCTGTTTGAATACTATCGCAAATTTCGAAACTACTCTGCCACTGCCAGGCATATCAACCAACAGTACGGTACAAAATTTGAGATTCAGGCTATCAAGCGCATAATCCGCAGCCCTTTTTATTATGGATCTTACAAGGATAATGATAATTTCTGCGAGCCATATATATCTAAAGAGGACTGGCAGGATCTCCAACAAAAGAGACCAGTAATACGCACCGCAGGAAACAAGCGGACCGAGGTATTATTTTCCGGGATGATCCGATGCCCGGAGTGTAATCGGCTGATGCGGTCCTGTCAAAAAAGCCACCGAAGCGGTAATGTGTATCGGTACTACCACTGCGAATATCACTCCACCAAAATGTGCGGATTTGCCAAGGTGAAATCCGAGAATCTTATCGAGGAGATGCTACTGAACCGGGTCGATACCTTTTTGGCAGAACGTGAAGCGGCTATGTCAGATCAGAAATCAGAGAAAAAGCACTCAACCAACAATGTATCAAAATACCGAGCAGAGTTGGACAGGCTTAACACAATGTTCTTAAAAGGCAGAATAAGCGAAGAATACTACGACACGGAGTATTTAAGGCTAAATGATTTAATAGGGCAGTATGAAGCTTCTAGGCAGTCTCACGACAGCGTTAAACACTTGCAAGAGGTGTTTGTGTCCGACTGGAAAGAAATGTACAAAGATCTCGACAAACTGCACCAAAAATTCTTTTGGCGGGATGTAATCCGGCAGATAATCGTTGACGATAACATGAATGTAATTGATGTTATTTTTTTATAACGCTTTTGGTTACCTTATATGATGGTTGCTTGATCAAGAAGCAGGAAGAGCAGATGAAATAAGCTCTGCCGGAATCGACAGAACCCAAAAGAAGCTGTACAGAGATATTCTCTGTACAGCTTCTTACTGTGTCAGTATCTTTGGTGAATCACGCGTTTCTCCGTGCTTCGCACTCTCGAACCGCTACAGCCATTCGCATTCCGGGCTGTAGCCCTACTTGCTCACGGTGCGTCTTCTTTGGTGAATCACGCGCTTCTTCGTGCTTCGCACTCTCGAACCGCTACAGACATTCGCATTCCGGGCTATCGCCCTACTTGCTCATGTCTGTTTGTCCGTCTAATGCATAGGCGTTCCTGCCTGCAAGCAGTCGTCCTGCCTATGCATTGACAGACTATTCACCAAAGACTGCCTTATAATCTGCCTGGAACTTGGCGATACCGGCATCAGTCAGAGGATGCTTTACCATCTGCTCGATAACGGAATAAGGAACGGTAGCAATATCCGCACCTGCCAGTGCACAATCGGTTACATGGATGGGATTACGCACGCTTGCTGCGATGATCTGGGTATCCAGATCGGTCACTGCGAAAATATCAGCGATATCACGGATCAGATCTACACCTCTGGTGCTGATATCATCCAGTCTGCCCAGGAAAGGAGATACATAGGTAGCACCTGCGCGGGCAGCCAACAGAGCCTGGTTCGCAGAGAAGATCAGGGTCACATTGGTCTTGATTCCCTCAGAGCTTAATACCTTACATGCTTTTAAACCTTCTACAGTCATAGGGATCTTAACGACCATATTCGGATGGATCGCTGCAATCTCTCTTCCTTCTTTGATCATACCCTCTGCATCTACGGTGGTAGCCTTTACCTCACCGCTGATAGGTCCGTCCACGATGGATGCAATCTCTTTGATCACTTCTACGAAATCTCTGCCCTCTTTTGCGATCAGGGAGGGATTGGTAGTTACTCCGCAAATAACCCCCATGTCATTTGCTTTCTTAATGTCTTCTACTTTTGCAGTGTCAATAAAAAAACGCATAACTCTTCTCCTTTTTGCTATGTAAATTTAATTGCTTCCGGTCCTCATACGCTTCTTTGAACCTTTAGTTACAGTATACTCATTTCTCTCCAAAACAGCAAGCACTTTTTTGTAAAATTTCTTGATTGTGTTCGAGCACGGAACGTACAACTATGGGCAGTACAACTTCCGGACATAGTAAAAATCAGCTGCCCTACATGCACGTTTCCTCTCCCTCCCGGAATCATCCGTCACCATCAAAAGAGTACGCAGCATTTTGATCTCCGGGATACGATCCTTACGCTCTTCACAGGTTGCCATGGCGATCACTTTGCGAAGCCATTTTTCCTGTTTTTGCTCTTTTCGTCCGCAACGTTTTTCCGCATTACGCCTCCTTATTCCCCCAGATTGTCTGACTGTGCCGTCTGTGTCATCTCCCAACATAACTGCCAGCAGTCTGCCCACTGCATAGACATCACTCTCTTCCCCGGGAATCTCCCCCGGCACGAACTGCTCCGGAGCGCTGAAGCTTCGGTTTCCCGCTCCCGACCAGTCCTGCTCCCGGTTCCACAGACATCCCAGATCCAGAATCCCCGCTCTTCCATCCACGCGGATGCGGATATTTTCCGGCTTCAGATCCCGGTAGAGAAACGGATGCGGCCGTTCATGCAGATATTGCAATCCCTCTGTAATCTGCAAAGCTATCCGGGCCGCCTGTCCCGGTGACAGTCTCCCCCTCCTGTCCAGCATTTTCCGCAAGTCACAGCCATCCCAGAATTCCATGACCAGATACCCCCATTCCCCGTCTGTCCAGTGTTCTCTGTAGGCCGGAAACAGAGGATGACAGATCTCTCTGCTGTTACGACACTCCTGTTCCCACTGTTCTGTAACTTTCGATATCTTACATGCCTGAAAGTCCCTTTTTTCGTCCCGGACGCGGTAAACCTTCGCGAAACTCCCCTTGCCCACAAATACCGGATCCCGATAGCCATGTTCCTTTAATGATCTGCCCATATTTTCTGTTATTCTCTGCTCCATCCTTTTCCTCCCATAACCGGCAGGATCCACACCGCTCCCATGTGTGTTCCTCCGTGTCTCTCCGCCTTTTCTCCCAGTTCCTTCAGCCGTCTTGCAGCACCTTCCACGCGTTGCCGTGCATCCGGTCTTCCTGCAATCTGCGGTTGCAGACATGCTGTCAGTTCCTCTTCACAGAAATTCAGGAACCCATTGTCCGCCATCAACATGGCCGTCCCCGGTTCCACTTCTCCCGCCATGCAGGATTCCTGCATCGTCCTCCATTGTGTCCTGCCGAATCTCTGAAAACATCCACAGATCCGCATTCTCCCGTGACTGAAAAACAATACTCTGCTCCCCACGCATAAGATTCCCGCATAACTGTCATCCTGCTTTTGCTGCCTTATAATGTCCATCCATTTCTCCTGCAATATTTCTTCCCGAAACGGCCTCCAGACATTCTCTTCTTCCAGTTCCTCCTCCATTTTGTTTTGCAGACTTCTTACCAGTTCCCCGTTGTCCGAGATACAGGCGCATACCACGGAAATCCCCAGCCTACGGTATTTTCGTTGCTGCAAAGATAAAAACAGCTCTGCAGGTGTTTCCTTTTGCCAATAACAGGCTGTCACATGCTCCATACGCATTCCTCCTTTTTTATTCTGTTTTGTCCGTACTGTTTCTTACTTCAGTGTTACATTGCTACATCAGGAAATTTTTGCCGAT